ACCGCGATCCGGATTCCGCAGCCCGTGCTGCGATGGGAGCCTACGATCGGCTCAACGAACTGAACCCGATTCCAAGGTGGGGCGATGAAACTCCGCTCGCTTGACATCGAGTGGCGTGAGACGGAGGACGGTCTCGAACCGTTCGATCTCGCCGGCCGACCGATCACCTGGGCTCCGCAGCCTGGGAGTCAGGTCGAGTTCCTGGCGTGCCCCCTTTTCGAGGTGCTGTACGAAGGAACGCGCGGCCCCGGCAAAACCGACGGCCTGCTGATGGCGTTCTTCCAGCACGTCGGTCAGGGATACGGCGCTGAGTGGCGCGGCATCATTTTCCGCCGCACCTACCCCGAGCTGCAGGACCTGATCGAGAAATCGCTGAAGTGGTTCAAGACGATGTGCCCCGGCGCCAAGTACAACGCCAGCGAGCACACCTGGACTTTCCCCGACGGCGAAAAGCTCTATCTGCGGCACTTCCTCAAGGACGAGGACTACTGGAAGTACCACGGCCACGCCTATCCCTTCATCGCGTGGGAAGAGCTTTGCACCTGGCCCAGCGACAGCGGCTACAAGATGATGATGAGCTGTTGCCGCTCGACGAAGGTCGGCATTCCGCTGATGTACCGCGCCACGGCCAATCCCTACGGGCCCGGCCACAACTGGGTGAAGGAGCGCTTCCGGCTGCCGCATCGCGGGATGGTCGGGCCGATCATCAAGGAGAACGGCGAGAAGCGGTGTGCGATTCACGGCGAGCTGCGGGAGAACAAGATTCTGCTGCACGCCCAGCCCGACTACATCAACAAGCTGCGGATGGCGGCGCGGAACGACGCCGAGCTGAAGGCCTGGATCTACGGCGACTGGAACATCGTCGCCGGCGGCATGTTCGACGACGTCTGGCGTCCTGAGTACAATGTGCTGCCGAACTTCCCGCTCGAACTGATCCCTGCCGGCTGGCGGATCAGCAGGAGCTACGATCACGGCAGCTCGAAGCCGTTCTCGGTCGGATGGTGGGTCGAGAGCAACGGCGAGCCGTTCGAGTACAACGGCGTGCGCTACGGCGAGGTGCGGGGCGACCTGATTCGCGTCGCCGAGTGGTACGGCTGGAGTGGCAAGGCCAACGAGGGCACGCGCATGACCGGTTGGAATATCGGGCGCGGAATCCTCGAACAGGAAGTCGAGTGGCAGATCAACGGGCGCGTGATGCGCGGGCCGGCCGACGATTCGATCTTCGACCCCTACGACGGGGAGAAGTCGATCGCCGGTGACATGGCCGCCGCCACCAACAACCTGGTGCAGTGGAACAAGGCCGGCAAGACGCCGGGCAGTCGCAAGCGTGGCTGGGATGCGATGCGGAAGCTGATGCTTCACGCCCATCCAAGCCCTGACGGGCCGCGAGAACACCCCGGCCTGTTTATCTTGGATCGGTGCGAGCAGTTCCGGCGCACGGTGCCGGTGCTGTCGCGGAAGGACAAGGACCTCGACGACATCGACACCGAGGCCGAGGACCACATCGCTGACGAGTCGCGCTACAAGGTCATGGAACGCAAGGTTGAGATTCAGACAGGGAGTTGGAGATGAAGATGGATCCCAAGAGCCCGGCGACGTCCTGCGCGCAGTATGACTTCATGCTGCCGGCATGGACGAAAATCCAGACGGTGCTGGACGGGACCTCGGCCTTGCGTGACGCTGGCCCGGAGTATCTGCCGCAGCACGACAAGGAGAGCGACGACGCCTACCGCGAGCGGTTGGCGGTCACGACTCTCCTGAACATGACGAAGATGACGCTCGATTCGTGGGTCGGCCGGCCGTTCTCGGCGCCGGTGAAGCTGAAGGACGATGTGCCCGCTCAGATCGTCGATCTGGCCGAGAACATCGACACCCTCGGCTCGTCGATCAACGTCTTCGCCAGGAACTGGTTCCGTGAGGGTATGGCCAAGTCGTTCAGCCACGTGCTGGTCGACATGCCGCGCCTGGACACCAGTCGAGTGCGGACGCTCGAAGACGACCGCATCGAGGGCACGCGGCCCTACTGGATCCACATCAAGCCCGAGCAGCTGTTCTTCGCCGAGTCGAAGGTCATCGGCGGCGAGGAGGTGCTGCTGGAGGTGCGCTTCACCGAAGAGGTGAGCCAGCGTGAGGGCTTCGCCATCCACACCTTCGAGCAGATCCGGCGCATGTTCATCAACGAAGAGGGCACGGTCTCGGTCGAGGTGTACCAGGAGACCAAGGACAAGCGCTACAAGGACCGGTGGCAGAAGGTCGACGAGTGGGACATGGAGATCGACCGCATCCCGCTGGTGACGTTCTACGCTGACCGCGACACGTTCCTGCTGGGCAAGTCGCCGCTTGAAGACCTGGCCGACCTCAACATCGCGCACTGGCAGTCGACCTCGGACCAGCGCGCCATCCTGACCGTCGCACGCTTCCCGATCCTGGCCTGCTCGGGCGGCACCGACGAGACCAACAAGCTGGTGGTTGGTCCGAACCGCTGGCTGTACTGCCCTGACCCCTCGGGGCGCTTCTACTACGTGGAGCACTCCGGTGCCGCGATCAAGGCCGGCGGGGACGACCTGACAGAGCTGGCTCGGCAGATGGGCGAGTACGGAGGCGAGTGGCTGAAGAAGCGGCCGAACCGCGAAACCGCCACCGCACGGGCACTCGACACAGCCGAGGCGACCAGTGCGCTTCAGGATGCTACGCTGAGGTTCCAGGACGCGCTCGAAAACGTGATTCGCCTGACGGCCCGCTGGATGGGCCTCCGGGGCGGCTCCGTCGAGGTGTTCAGCGACTTCAGCGACCCGCCGGCCGGTGGCGAGCAGCTGCGGGTGCTCATCGAGGCTCGCAAGAACCGCGACATCAGCCGCGAGGCCTTCCTGAACGAGCTGAAGCGCGCCAACGTCATCGAGGAGGACTTCGACATTGAAGCCGACGGCGCGGTGCTCGAATCCGAGCTGATGGATATGTTCCCGATGCCGATCCAGGGAGGCAGCAGCGGTGCAGAAGACGAGCCGGAAGAAATGGACGATGACGAGGAAGCCTGAGTGGTGGAAACACCTCCGGCCCTTCAACAAGCGGCGGTTCTGGAAGGCGGAGCGCAAACGTGCGAAAGCGGACCAAGAAAAAGCGTAGGAGCTGCGCCATGTGCAAGCCGCACAAGATGGCGAAGACCGGTCGGTGGAAGGCGAAGGAACTCGACGCGCTGAAGCGCTCGGAGAGGGAGATCCGTGGCTACCGGTAACGAACAGATCTACGACGATTTCGTGCGCCAGCAGGTGAATCTGCAGCGCATGGCTCGGGGGGAGGCGGATCAGCTCCTCCAGCTGCTGCGTGCGTCGGATCAGGAACTCGATGGTATGATTCGCGCCACCGGAGGTGACTGGACCCGACGGCGACTGGCGGCTGTGAGGCAGGAGATCACTCGGCTACGTCAGTCGTCGATCTCCTCCTTCGGTGAGGGACTGAACGGCCTCATGGGGAACACGTCGAATGTCGAGTTGGCCGCAGCTGAAGCCATCGTGTCGAACGTGGTCCCCGTCGAGATCAATTTCGCCTCCCCCAGCCCCGTGCAGGTTCGCGAGCTGGTCCAGGGATCGGCCTTCGGCAGCGTCGACCAGATGCACACCTTGGGCGAGTGGATCGCCAACCTGGCCCAGGCCGACCAGAATCGCATCCTGGGCGCCGTGCAGGCCGGCGTCACCAACGGCGAGACCATCCAGCAGATCGCGCGGCGTGTGCAGCAGGCCACCGACGTCACCAGGACCCAGGCCGACGCGCTGGCGCGCACTGCGGTGAATCACGCCTCAAACACCGCACGCGAGGCGTTCTTCGAGGAAAACGCCGACATTATCAGTGCTCTGCGCCTGGTGGCGACGCTCGACGGCCGCACGAGCCCGATCTGCCGCGCCAACGACGGGAAGTTCCGGCCGACGACCGGGACCAGCTTCGAGGGTGTCCCAACGCCGCACCTGGAGAGCCCGAACCTGCGGCCACCGCTTCACGTGCGGTGCAGGTCACTCCTGATCGCCTTCTTGAACGACGAGTCGATTGCTGACCAGCTCGCCGACATCGAGCGGACCACGGTACGTGATACCAGGACCGGCCGGCGCCGGCAGCTCGACTTCGAGAAGCAAGCTCGGGGGCGGTACAACGCGCAGCGAGGCGACGGTGATCCCCCCTGGGACGACCTGCCCGCCGATCGGAAAGCACCATACCGCCGTCAGGTCCGTGATGAGTGGGCCGCCGAGAACATTGGCAGCGTGCCGGCCGAGATGACCTACGACGAGTGGTTGCGGAAACAGCCCAAGCGGTTCCAGGACGAGGTGCTCGGGCCGGCTCGCGCCGAGAAGTTCCGCGAGGGTGTGCCGATGGACAAGTTCATCGACCGCGACGGCCGGTTGCTGTCCATCGACGAGCTGGACGACATCAGCCCCGGCCCGAAGGTGCTTGCGCCGCCTGAGCCGGAGCCCCCGCCGCCGTCCCGCGCCGACACGGTGCGCAACGACCGCCTGGCCGACGTCGACCTCGAAGAGGAGCAGGCCGCGATCGACCGCTCGACGGCGGAGCAGCAGCTGGCCGAGGCGGAGGAGATGAAGCGCAACGCGCGGCCCGGCACGTTCGACAAGGAGATCGCCGATACGCGGATCGAGAACGCGAAGCGCCGGTTGGCCGAGATCGACGAACAGGCGGCCGACTTCGCGACGCGGCGCCGTGAGATCGAGCTGCAGCACCAGCTGGACAAGGAGCGCGAGTTCTGGAAGGAACAGGACTGGGACGGGGTCTCCAACGCGGACTTCGATGAGTGGGAGGCCAACTTGACGTCGCAGCAGCGCAATGCCATAATGATGTGGGGCGATACGAAGGGCAACAAGGCCATTCGCAACGCCATGATCAACGGGACGAGCGATCCGGACCTCCAGCGCACGGTCGACACACTCCTCGGGCTCGGCGTCTCGGCGCCGAAGTATCAGGGGCAGGTCTACCGTGGGCTGATGCCGACCAGGGCGAAGTGGGAGCGCTGGCTCGCCGCCGGCGGCTTCGAGGACGGCGCGATGGCGTCGGCTTCGTGGAGCCAGGCCGTGGCGCGGCAGGACTTCGCCATCCGGACGTGGCGGCCCGATCGCGTGAACGTCCTGGTGACCGTCCGGAACCCCAACGGCTTCCTGCTGGAGCAGACGACGCTCCGGTCGAACGAGCACGAGGTGCTGCTGAACCCCTCGAAGTACCGCATCCTCGGGGTGCGAAAGGTCGAGACAGTGATCGGCGGACAGATCCGCGAGATGTACGAGGTGATCGTCGATGCCGTATAAGGACGAACGCGCCGAGAGGCACACGAATACCGACGGAATGCGGGCATTCAAGCCCAAGCCCGTCGAAACCGATGAGGAGGTCGTCTGGCCTACGCTGGACGACTACGCGAAGGGGCGCGTCGCCCCAACAACGCCCGTGAAGGGCACTAAGAAGGAGGCTCCGTGATGGAGTTCCAGTTCATCCCCGAAGTCGCTTCGCTCGATGCCGTTCCCCAGGATTTCCAGGGGCTCTACAGCGAAGGCGAGGACGGCAAGTACGTGCTCCGGACCGACGACGATGGCGTGAAGAGCGCCGTGTCGGCGATTACCGGCCTGTCGAAGGCCCTGAAGGTCGCCCGCGCCGAGGCGCAGGGCTGGAAGGGCAAGTCCGTGGACCTGTCGGCTCTGGCCGAGTACGGTGACACCCCGGAGAGCATTCTGGAGGGCTTCCAGAACACGCTCGCCGAGGCCACCAAGGGCAAGAAGACGCAGGAGGACTTCCAGCGTCAGGTCGAGAAGATCAAGAGCGATCTGGGCTCGGAGTACGCCCAGAAGATCGAGGCCGAGCAGAAGAGGGCCGAGGCGCTGAAGAACCAGCTCCATTCGATCCTGGTGACCGGTGAGGCGCGCTCCGCGCTGGCCGAGGCCGGCGCCATCGACACGGATCTCGCTCTGCCGTTCCTGACGCAGCAGGTGAAGGTCTCTGAGGAGGACGGGAAGTTCCAGGTCATGGTCGTGGACCATGCCGGGGATCCCCGCTACTCCGGCGTGACCGGCGCCCCCATGAGCGTCAAGGAGCTGGTGGCCGAGATGAAGGGCCAGGAGAAGTTCGGGCCCCTGTTCAAGAGCGACCAGAGGAGCGGTGGCGGGACCAAGCCCGACGTCGGCCGCCGGCAGACCCAGGCGCCGCGTGGCGGCGATGATCTGTCCTCGACCGGGAAGATCGCTCAGGGGCTTCAGAAGGGTCTGGCCAAGAAGGCCGGCTCCAACTGACGCAAGAATCGGGCCGGGGCTACTTGACAGCCCCGGCCACCTTGTGCTATCATTCCCAGTGTGAATGCCCGCCTTGGGGTGATCCCGGTGTGTGGGTGCTGGATGGCTCGGGATGAGCCGCCTGAAGGATTCCGGGATGGAATCTTAGCTCGAAACAACCGATGGATCTTTTCAAGGAGGGCCAATCATGGCTTCCGTGACTCTTGCCGAATCCGCCAAGCTGAGTCTCAACGAACTCGTCGCAGGCGTGATCGAGAACGTCATCACCGTCAACCAGATGTACGAGGTCCTGCCCTTCGACGACATCCAGGGCAACGCCCTCGCGTACAACCGCGAGAACGCCCTCGGTGGCGTCGGTGTCGCGGGTGTGGGCGACGTCATCGGGACCGACGACGCGAACCCCCTGACCGCCGGCACCGGAGAGGGCAAGGACGCTGCCACCTTCACCCAGGTGACCAGCTCCCTGACCACCATCCTCGGTGACGCCGAAGTGAACGGGCTCATCCAGAGCACTCGCTCCAACATCACCGACCAGGCCGCGACCCAGATCGCGTCCAAGGCCAAGCACGTCGGCCGGCTGTATCAGTACATGCTGATCCAGGGCGACGCGACCGGCACCGAGCAGTTCGACGGGCTCGTGAACCTCGTGGCCGCCGGCCAGCAGGTCACTCCCGGCACGAACGGCAACGTGCTCGACTTCGACATGCTCGACGAGCTGGCCGACCTGGTGACCGCCAAGGATGGCGCGCTGGACTACTACGTCATGCACTCGCGCGAGCGCCGGGCCTACCGGGCCCTGCTCCGTGGGCTCGGTGGCGCGGCCATCATGGAAGTGGTCGAGATGCCCAGCGGCGAGATGGTCCTCGCGTACTCCGGCGTGCCGGTGTTCCGCAACGACTACATCCCGCAGGACATCACCCAGGGCACCAGCGACGACTGCGGCTACGTCTTCGCGGGCTGCCTCGACGACGGCTCCCGCCAGGTTGGCCTCGCCGGTCTGACCTCGCGCGAGGACGCCGGCATCATGGTGACCGACGTGGGCGAGTCCGAGACCAAGGACGAGCACATCTGGCGCGTCAAGTGGTACGCGGGTCTGGCGCTCTTCTCCGAGAAGGCCCTGGCCGCGCACCTCGCCGTCACGCCGTCCGGCGCCTAGAGTCCACTCAACCTGTGAGGGGCCCTTCGGGGCCCCTTGCAACCAGGGGAGCGCCGATGCCGATCGTGACCAAAATCGCAGTCCTTCCACCTGGGCCCCGCGAGAACTACACGGGCCTTCTGGGCTTCAAGTTCTACTTCACCAATGGACGACTGTCGGTGCGCGGCGATCACGAGTGGGTCGACCGCATCATGAAGAGGCTCGCGCGCGAGTACAAGTGCATCATCGAGGAGGCCGATTATGGCCAGCGTCATCATGCGGCGCCTAAAGAACACCAGGACGCGGAATCGCCTGTATTCGGCGAAGTTCAGCCGGGAGGGCCAGGGACTGCCGAAGAAGCGCCAGCTGACGGCGCAGCAGGTGTCGAAGCCGGGCAAGGGGACACGCGGGTTCGTTCCGAAGGGGACGGACACGAAGACCCCAGGCTACACCGGATCCGGAAAGCGCTAGGCCAGCTGGATCCGGCCAAGGACAAGTTCTGGACTGTCGAGGGGCTGCCCAAGGTGAGTGCCGTGGCCAGACGGTCACGGTTGAAAGACGTCTCGCGGCACGAGATCGAACGTGCTGCTCCAGGATTCATTCGCGGAGGAAAGTCCCATGCCGATGGTCGATGCTGACTGGTCGATTGACCGAGCGACCGGAAATATCAGGTACGAGGGAGACGCCCA